AACTATGTTTACTGCGAATCCTGATATGACTACTAAAAAATCTGCGAAAGTGACAGAACGTGGTACATAGTCTTTATCTTCGTCCACGCTCTGTCCTTTCAAATAACACTAAGCCTTCTTGCCTTTGCGAGCTTTGCCTGCATAGCCAAGTTCTAGCTTTCCGCCTTTTGGCATTGGAGCCTTCTTTGAGCCTTCAGTTGGCTTCTGGACCGAAGCCTTTGCGCGACCACCTTTTTTCATATTACACCTCCCTTACCCTGCAATAGATGCGAGTAGAGTTGCTATATCTGGACGAGCGCCAGCAGCAGGGGCCGCACCCATTTGTTCTGGAGTTGGCTGCGAGGCAGGAACGGGGGCCATACCTGCTGCTGGAACTTGTTCGCCCATTGGCACTTCTGGTTGTGGCTCTGGTGCAAACACCTTCTCCACGATTGTTTCTAACTGTAAACCTTTTTGACGGCCCTTGATTACTTCGGCGATTCTGGAAACGATTTGAGAAGGATCTTGACCTTGTGCTGCAATCGCAGGAATAGCCTGGGCGTATTGAGCAACAGCAATACGAAGAGAATCGCGCATCTCTTCAATATCCACACGCTGTTCTTCTTGAGTGACATTTAGCTCCATTGGAATCTCACGACGTACATAGTCGCGGCTTACAAGTTTATCGCTACGCATCTGTAGCAAAGCAATGATGGCATTGTTTGGATTCATACCAGACATAATGCCGTAACGAACATCTACTCCATACTCACCAGCAATAGCCTTGCTTGGGATGTACTTCATATTGAATGGCGTACCATCATCAACGCCTTTGATTTCTTTGGTCATAGAGCCAAAGATTTTCTCATCTGTTTCAAAGCAGAGAGAAACAAGTTCAGTAAATAGGCGTGCAAACTGTGCTTGTGCTGCACGAACCTGAGTATCAAAGCCAGCTTGTAGCGCTTGAACTCCACGACCTGTGATGATTGATGCGTCAATGTTACCTGAGCGTACTTCTGGATAACGAGCGCCAAGACGGAGTTCGCGTTCTAGTACACCAGACTCTGTAAAGACTCCGTTAGGAAGTTCTAGCGGTACACGACGGATTGCTTGTGGATTAGCAGAACGCATAATCGCATCAGGACCGAGAGCAAGTTCTTGTACATCCTGCGGGATAGCAATAGGTGCCTGAATTGATTTCTCTGCTGCCTGAATTTGAAGAACAGCAAAGCGAGCACGAGCAAGTTGTACAGCCAAAATGTCATCGAACTGACCGCGTGCTTCTCCATCAATAGATGAACGGACAGCAACACGAGCCATACATTTGCCAGTTGGGTTTGGCAAGTTAGATAAAACTAAGTTCTCACGATCTGGCAAGAAGACAACATCTTGGTCTTTGTCGTGGTAACGAACCATTGAAATGTAAGGGCTGCCCATTGTGAAAGAAGTCTTAGGCATAATCTGGGAAGCAAACTCTGGGTACTGCGATGCCAATGTTTCAGCATCAGTTTGAATAACCTGAGTCAAAGAAATCGTACGACCAAATCTATCAATCTCTGGGTAAACACCAAATGGATTGAGCAAGCGAATACGAGGATTGTTTGTCTCGTAATCCATCTCTACGATTGCTGGCAACATACCGTAGGTATTGAACCAATCAGCACCATTGTACATCTGGATTTGTAATTCTGACATTGAGATGTAATGGTTAGCGATACGGGTTCTAGTATCTGCGGCTTTACGTGCTGAGTCTGAAACCATATTGGTAGCAGCGCAGTTGAACGATGGAAGCGGAGCCATAACCTCAGCGAGGTCACGAGCTGCAACATCTACGAAGTTAGCAACGAGAGGCTTGGGATATTCCTCTGAGAACATCGCAGGATAAACCTTGCTAATGTCACCTTGACGCACGGATAGCACGTCGCGCATACGCTGGTCGCGGGCAGCGTACTTCGTTTGAAGACGCGATACCTTAGCGACTACCTCTTTGACTGTAAGCACTTGGTTCTCCTAGATGAACTGTCTGTCTTTTTCAGCAAGTAGTTCATCGATATTGATGACCATTCGCTTGCCTTTTTCATAACGTGATAAGAATGGATTCTTGAGATGATGCGTCTGGTGAATGCCTTGGTTGAGCCATTCACGTACTTTGATTTCACAGAACCACAAGGCCATCACCATATCGGTCTTACCCTTAGTGGTAGGTGACCAGGTAATAAGTTGCTCTATCAAACTCTTGATATTTTCTGTCTGGTCAGATGGAAGATGAATCAGATTATCTCTGTGATGCTTTCCATCAGGTTGCTTGGTTCCAAAGAGTGTGGACATAGAAGCCACACCGAAACCTGCATCCCACTTGTTATTACCAGTGTTGTGCTCTCTTAGGACAGTTCCTTTGGATGCAAGGAATTGTCTAATTCCCTCATCTTGCGTGAGAAAAGATTGAAAGGCGTTACGCTCCACGATCCATTCCGATGGTGCATATACGTTAGTCCAATCGGTAATGAGTTGTCGGATTTGTGCAGGCGTAGGACGCGTAATCTTGATAGCGTCCACAATGTAGCGCTTATGAGAAGTCCTATCAACCGCATAACATACTGCCGCTGTGTCTCCGACCATTGCTGGGTCCAGTCCACAAACAAAACTGAAACCGTTGAGGTCTTTGGGATGACCTGGACTGCCAGGCACCAATCGACCTGCTTTTCGCATTCCATCAATGGAGCCTTTCACGCAGACTGGATCAAAGATTGCATCATCAGATATATCTTGCTGTTGATAAATCAAAGCCCACGTACTAGCGTCCATAGCCTGACGCTCGTTGTAAAGGTTGCGCCCATTCCATCTAGGCCACAAGCCTTCTTCTGTCTTCTGCTCTTCAGGTTGACCATCAAAGGGTTGGTCTGAATAAGGCCAGAGAGTGACCCACTTATCGGGGTTCTCATTGGCTTCCAATAGGGCTGGCATAGCCAGATAGGTCCAAGGGACCAGACCACCAGGGTATCTATCGGGTGAACGTAGTTCTTTGTATAAATCTACTGCTGCTACGCGGGTACCAATAACGATGAGTTTGCCTGTCGGGTTGAGACGGGAGCGTACATCTTGGGTAAGCCACTTGATCTGTCGTTCAAAGTCATTTGCGTTAGACAAGGTAACTGCGTCATCTATCAGGATCATATCGGCACGCTTACCGTAAATCTGACCACCGATACCGACTGCCTCGATATTTGGGTCCTTCTCAGATGACTCTCTGAGTTCATCACCGAAGGTGACGCGGGTAGCCTGCCAGGAGGCTGTCTTAGATTTGAACCCAACCCCAGCGGCATATGCCTGCTGTAGTTCTTCGTACATTGGATGCGTCAGTCGCTGCTTGATAGCATAAAGGAAGTCTGCGGCTAGACGCTGGGTTTGGGAAACTATGAGAACTCTAAAGTTCGGGTTATTGACAATCTTCCACGTAACGTAGTCAACGGTGACCGTAATCGACTTGGCGTGGTTTGGCGGGATGTTGATAAGGATGCGGTTATCTGCCAGACCCTTTTCGTACTTCATCGAAGGATGAAGCCAAGACGGGTCACGACCTTCGATGACATCTATCAGGTTCTGCTGATGTGGAAAGGTTCTGGAACGCAGGAAGCGTTCACGGAACTGAGCGAATGTCAGTTCATCTAAGGTCTTCTCTATAAAGGAAGCGCCGCGTAAACCTAGGCGGGTTCTATCAACTTTATCTTTGAAAGCGGGATCTGTACGGCGGTAATACTCATAGGACTTATAGCTCTTACCAGCAGAGGCGACAGCCTGCTCTACCGTCATACCTTCTGCGATAGCAGATAGGATAACTCGCTTGGCTATATCGGAGGTATTCTCTGGCATTTCATCCTAACGGGCGTATAGATAGAATACACCCAACTAAAAGAGGCTCCGCTTGAGCCTCATCATACGATTCGGCCTCGCTCCGCTAGGAGCGCTCACTGCTACCTCCCTAACGGGCGTAGCGTGAGCGTAGCGTCGCAAATGCCAGTGCGCCCCGCATTTGCTCCTCTATACTGTATTAGGCAGGAAAAAAAAGCGGTTTCCCGCTTTTCTTTCAAAAATCTTTATATTTGTGACTAACGTCACAGATATAACTATACAATACGGACAATACGGAAAATGGATCCACTTTAGTGGAGATATTTGTAGTGGGTACTACAGACGGCCCCACGCGTGCGTAAAAAGCGTGGGGTAGGTTTTTCCACAGGTCTATCCACAGGTGTGGATAACCTTGTGGATAACTTAGCGTGGGGGATAGTGGGGGAAAGTGGTGGGGCTGACTACCCCTTCGGCGCTCTCTCTCACCTAACAATTCTTTTCTCGCCACTAATAAACGCCTGCAATTCCAGGCCGCTTTCACTGTCTCCAGCTTCCGCGCCGCCGCTGGATCTAGGCCATTACCCACCAGGCTTTCACTCTTTCGCCTGGTCCCTGGATCTTCCAGGCCTGGACCCTGGAAAGCTACGGCCCTGGCGCTTCCTTGGATCCGACAGGCCTGGCAGCTTCCGACACGCTGGAAAGAAAAGAATGCGGCCCCTATTGCCTAGGGTAGGCTCCCGTGTTATTCTGCTCCTAACCGTGAGCGCTCCCGCGCTTACACCGTAGAAAAGAGAGCTAAAAGAATGAATACAGAGACAGAAAAAAAGATCACTTTCGCTTGCACGTGTAACGGCTGCCGCCGCGTGCTGCCTATTGTTAGCCGCGCCTATCACCAGGGAGAACACTATCTCGACAGCGTGACAGAAGGCCATTTTTTTAGTCCCGACACTATGCGCTTCTTTAGGTCCAAAATCTCCCACGTGGCCCTATTGAAAGAAGCGGGCGAAAGTGATGAAGGCCTGGCCGTAATACTGTCCAATAAGAGAGACAGCGACACGCCACGCGAATATGAGCTGGTGACGATTTGTAAATGGGGACATATAACCAGGGAGCACGAAGATTATTCGATCAAGTATTACGACAGCCTACGCCAGGCGCGTAAAGCCCTGGATGTTGCTACCTATCCGACAGGCTGCACGTGTCACGGCTGCACGCTGGACCTATCAGAGAGAGCGCAATTAGATTAGGCCTGGACTATGGCGCACGGTATCCCGTGCGCTGTGGCCTATGCCTAACCGCTAGGCCCTGGCAGATCGCCAGGGAATAAAGAAAGAGAGAAAGCAATGAGCACAATTACAGAGAAGAAAGCAGACACGCTTACCGTAAGCGCGGAAAGCGTGCGCGAGCTATTAGCTGGCGCTGCTACCCAGGCCCACACGAAGGAAGATCTCCCCGCGTTGAATTGCGTGAAGATATACAGCGAGAGCGGCAGGCTGTACGCTGTCGCAACGGACCGCTATCGTCTAATTGAAGGCAGCGTGGAAAGTGAAGGAGAGCTAGGCGAGACGATCCTACGCCTGGCAGATATAAAGCGGATCCTGGACCTATTGAAGGCTAAGAGCCTGGACCGTATGCCTGTCACAATAAACCGCGTCGGAGATCTCGTAAGCGTGGCAGTGGCAGGCGATAGTCTCACGGCCCGCACGTGGGACTGCAATTACCCGCCGCACGCTCAATTATTCCAGGCTGGCGATCCCGTTGCAGTGGATAAAATTACTTTCAACCCTGCATTCTTCGCCGATTATGCGAAAGTGGAGAAGCTGGCAGGCCGCAAGGGATCTGCTGGCGTGACTGTCTCCTTCTATGGCGAGCGGAAGCCTATCGGGATACACCTAAACGGGGAGAAAGTGGCCTGGCGTGCGCTGCTAATGCCTATGCGTACGCAGGCTTAGGGCTTAGGCGCGGACTGTCGCGCTCTTCTTTCTACGGGGAAGAGCGCGGCGGCCTGGATCTAAACCTAGACCAGGAGAGAGAAAGAGAGTAAGGCTATGGATACGTTAGCTAAATACACAATTACGGGATACGAGATCGCCTATCCTGCGGACTATTGGGAAGTTATGAGAGAGCACTATCCGACAGAAGAAGAGCAGCGGACAGTGCAACACCTAGGCTTCGATCACTTCGGCAGGGGAGAGCGCTGCTTCCGCTGTGGCTTTCTATGCGAAGAGGACGGTGAGTAATGCATACGTTAGAAGAATGCCAATTTACTAGTACAGAATACTTCGATGAATGCCAGGAATGCGGACCGCTGCCTAGCTGCACGTGCCTATATAGCATTCCACTGCTATCGGATTATGGGATCTACAGACCTAGCGGCAGCGATGTATTTACTTTTACCTATTGGACTATGAACGGGCGAAAGGGAGAAGGATCTGCCCTGTCGTATCGTGAAGCAATGGATAAGATCGCGCACGCTGTAAATTGTGAAGAAGTTGCTCGCGCAATAAATTGCGAAGGAGGAGGAGAGTGAGCGAGATCCTGGGTATTCTTTTCGGTACGCACGTAGCAGGCTGGAAAGCTATGTTGCAATTCTGGATATGGGCTGGCGTGGCGCTGGCAGTGTCGCTAATATACTTACGTAAGCGCATACGGTAGGCTGCCTGTCGTGCTTTCCGATAAGGAGAGCGCGGCGGGGAGCAGATCGCTCCTGTAATAAACACCAGAAAGAGAGAGAAAGAGAATGCCTAAGACAAAGAAAAGAGAACTTACCTGTATGGCGTGCAATTCCAATGAAGCGCTGTATATCACGCTAAGTAATGGCGAGAGATTACCCAGCTTTACTATTCGTATCGGCCAGGGAGTTATCTGTAATGAATGCAAGGAGAATGGGCGATGAAGCAGTCACCATTGGATCGCTGGCTTACCAAAGATCCACGTGATAAGGAGCAGGAAGAATACGAAGCGCTAGAAAGAGAGAAGGAGAGTGAGTCCAATGCCTAAGTGTGGAGTCTGCGGCTGGACTTTCTCCGATCGCACGCTAACTAAGCACGCCGAAACCCCGTGTGGGGAAGAAAGCGAGAAGGCTAAAGCTCTGGCCTATGGTCCAGAGATCGATGATCTCATCAGAATGGAGGAAGAAAGTGAGTAAGTGTAAAGCGGATAACTGCAAGAATGAAGTAGATATTTTCTATTTCTGTGACGACCACTTTGAGGAAGGGGAAAGAGAATGAATAAGGAATACTATCAAGCGAAGGCAGACCTATGCCGCAATCTAGCAATCAAGCAGATGGTCGAGGGAGACAGTAAGGAAGCGGGAGCTAATCTAATGAGAATGGTTTCGGCCTTGAATGAATTGAATCTAATCAAATATAAGGAGGAGAAAAGTGAAACTAATAAACTTCTATGAAGTAATGGACCGCAAGGGAGATATTGCTTGGGGAGGATCGGCTCCTAGTGAAGCTATCACCTGGTTTCGTAAAGGCTTGGACAGCACTATCTTCGTATCAGTGTGGGACGAGGAGGACGGCGAGGATCCACGCCTAGTTACCGATAAGATAG